GCGCGTGGCCGTGTTGGCATATCCCGCGCGTTCGGAAAACGCGACCTCCCCCCGTCTTGCGATCTGAACGGCCAGACCGCTCAGCCGCCCCTCGCGTACATGGGCCTCCATCCACTGCGATAGACGCCGCAGGCGTTGCGGGTCAAAACCAAGGTTGCAGTCGATGGGCAAGGCGGCACCTCCGGTAGCGTCCGGCCCTATCCTGCACCTTTTCGATCAAGGCTTTCAAGCGACCTATAATCACCCTATAACCAAACAATATTTATGCATGAGTTGGCCATGAGCACCCGACGCCTTCCACATTTGACCTGGCTGCGCGCCTTCGAGGCATCGGCGCGGCATCTGAGTTTCACCAATGCCGCCCAGGAACTGAACCTGACCCAGGCCGCGATCAGCAAGCAGGTCAAACTGCTGGAGCACTACCTGCGCGAACCCCTGTTCGAGCGCAAACCCCGCAGTCTTGTTCTGACCAAAGTCGGCGCGGCCTATTTGCCCAAGGTCCGCGACGGTTTCGAACGCCTTGCGGCGGGCACCGAAGAGGTCTTCGGGCTCAGGCGCTCCGAGGTGCTGACAGTGCGCGCGCCGGTCGGATATTCCGTGAACTGGATCGCGCCCCGGCTTCAGGGCTTTTTTGATCGCCATCCAGATACCGAGGTCCGTCTGGTCTCCAGTGTCTGGGGCGACCAGTTTGACAACGAGCGATTTGACCTCGACATCCAGTACGGCACGGGACGCTGGCCGGGTTACAAGGCTGATCGACTGACGTGGGAAGTGATCAAACCCGTTTGCGCACCATCACTTCTCGAGGGCGAACATGCGATCAGGAAGCCGGCGGACCTTGCCCTTCACCGTCTCCTGCATGTGCTTGGCTACGAGGAAGGCTGGGCCGATTGGCTCAGATACGCAAAGGCAAGTGCCATCAATTCGGGTCAGGGGCTGCAATTCGATACGTCACTGTTGGCATTCGAGTTTGCATCACGTGGTGGCGGGGTAGCATTGGCCCGGTCCTCGATGCTTGGCATCGAGATAGAGCGAGGCCGACTCGTGGAGCCATTCGGGATCGAAGTGCCTTTGCAGGAGGCCTTCCATCTCATCTCGCCAGAAACAGGCCACGACCATCCGGATGCCCAGAAATTCCGGGACTGGTTGATCGAAACGGCTGAAAATGACCCGGAAAACAGGCGAAACCGCGAGATTTATCGCGCCTGAAGCCGAACACCCGCATCTAGTTGAATGATCTCGCCGTTCAACATCGGGTTCAAGATGATATCGACCGCGAGCCGACCAAATTCCGAGGGGTCTCCGAACCGGTTCGGAAACATGCGGCCATCAATCATTCCGTCAATGACCTCCTGTGGAATGTAATCGGCAATTGGTGTCTTGAACAGACCCGGGGCGATCGTCATGACCCGCCCCCCCCGCGGCATGAATTCTCTTGCGGCTTGCAGTATGAGGCTGGCGATTGCCCCCTTGAAAGCCACGCCATGCCCGTCTCAAGCTGGTTTCCTCTGACAAGACTAGCTTCTGCGAACGCGCAAATCTGTTTCCGACCTGGCGGCTCGATGCGATCTGAAACAGGAGCGTTCCACAGCCAGCGCCGCCAGATGGGGCGGCAAAGCTGGTGCGCCATGACCCCGTGCTGCAGCTGGCCAATGCGGCGGCGGAACTCGACAAGTTCTGCCCGAAGGCTCGAATAGTTCGCCTGCCGGACATCGCCGGTGACGAGGTGATACGGCAGCCCCAACGAGGCCGAGACCGCGAGCAGCGTACGGTACTGGAACGCCTCGTAGCCCCCGCCGACATCAGCTGGGCTCGAGAACTTCACATCCTCGCCTGGTAGCAGAACCTGCATGGTGTCGGGCTCCAAGCTGGCGATGGCCGCTCCATCGAGATCAGCCTCACCTTCGCCCATCATCGGGTCTTCGGGGGCCGTTTTGGTGATGAAGCCTGCGAACATCGCGGCTGTTTTCTTCCGGTCGAGTTCTGCGTCATCGTATTGATCCAAGAGGAACAGCCGCACCATGGCAGGCGCCACATGTGGCAGGCCCCGGATCTGGCCCGCATCTATGGGCCGATAGATGTGCAGCACCTCCTCAGCCGGTACGCGCACCGTCTCAGGCACGGCAACGCGCTGATCGGTACTGTCGCCCGGGTGACGGCGGCGGAAATGATAGGCCACCCGCCGACCGATCAGGTCGAACTCGATCCCGCATCGGATGCGGTTACCGTTCGGGTCCGTCTCGGTTTTTTCAAACGGCAGCATTTCTGATTGCAGAAGCTGCAATTGCAACGGCACCAGCAGCCCGTCTTCCGCCCGTCTCGGCCGAAGGCGCACGAAACACTCACCGGCAACAAACATCTCGCGCGCGACCATGGCCTGCAGGCCGTAGAAATCTGTCAGACCATCGGCATCCGCCTCGTCTGTCCAAGCGAGCCAGAGCTTCTGGACCTGGTCACGCAGTGCCGCATCGGTAATGAGCGATGACGGCTTGATACCATCCCCAACAAGGTTAGCCGCGAAGGCCTCGCAGGCATTGGCGGCATAGCCGTTCGTGACCACCAACTCGCGCGAGCGGGCCAGCAGTCTGGGTCCGCCCGAGGCAACCAGCGCATTGATGTTTTCCAAGGGCGGGTTCCAACCGCGCAACCGCCGCTTGGCCATCGCCCCTTCGAGCCGCGCGCGCATGACCTCAGGGCCGCCCGGCTTGGGGCGGCGGAACATGTCGAACATCCCCATCTCTGTTAGAGCCCTTTGGCCGTTGTCATGCGGACCTGCCGGACAATGCGCCGGCCCTCAGCCGCAGCAATCTCGCGGTCGAGCGCCTCGATTGCCCGGTCGATCTCCGCGATGGAGCGATAGTCCACAGTCTTGCCGTCATAGCTGACGCGGGCCACGCCGGAGGCGCGTTGTGAAGAGAGCGCTTCCCGGCGGGCGCGCAGGTCCGTGATTGTGGTCATCGCCATCACCTTTTAAGTTCGGAGCAAAACCACCGTCAGGCCGTGCCATGTCCACCAAGATCGCCCGTATTAAGATTGAACTCGAACATATCGCTCCGCTCATCTGGCGGCGCGTTGACGTCAGCCTGACGACCAACCTTCGCGCCCTCCACGAGATCATTCAGGCGGTCATGCCCTGGGAGAACTACCATCTTTATCAGTTTGCCATTGGCGAACGCGTCTATGGCGAACCAGATCCTGAGGACGCGGTCTGGGGTCGCAAGATTTACCAAGCCAAAGGAATGCGGCTTGGCACCCTTGTCGAACGGGGCGTTTCAGAACTGCTTTACACCTACGATTTTGGCGACGACTGGCAGCACCGCGTCATTGTGGAGGAGGTCCTCGACGCCCAACCCGGTACCGACTATCCAACCTTTATTGATGGTGAGCGCACAGCCCCACCCGAGGATGTGGGCGGCCCTCCCGGGTTCATGGACTTCGTCGAAGCCATGGCCAAACCTCGCCATCCGCAGCGCAAGGATCTGGTACGATGGTATGGCGGCCCCTTCAATCCCGTGGATTTCGGCGCGGATCGCATTGCCGAAAGCATCCGTTCCATTGCCCAAAAGCGCAAAGCCGCGCTTGAGGCGTTCGAGCGCAGCCGCGCGAAGCGGCTGCACTAAGTTCACGACTTCATCCCATGTATGGTGACCGCGCAACGCGGCGCACCTGTGCCTTGCGTACAGATTGCGGCCCTCTGGCAGAGGCGGTGCCCTTTGCATCAGCGACCGCAAACTGCGCCGCGAGTTCTTCCCATCTTGCATCCGACCAGCGGTCTGCGCCGAGGATCCAAGCCGCGGCACGTGCATAGACCCGGCAGTCGAGTGCCTCGTTGCGTTCCCGCAGCTTTTGCCATTCGAGCTTGGCAAAGCCGCGCTTGTTCTTGACCGTGACCAGCTGCTCGGCCGTCAGTTGCTTCAGCCATTCGGCATCGACCCAGCCCGGCAGATGGAGGAAGCCGGGAGGAAACTTCTGGTCCTCCGCCAGACTGGGTTCCGGCGGATCGAGCCGCAGGAAGCGATAGGTCTCCGCTTTGAAGGTCGAGGTCGCGATGGTCCAAAGCCTTGCGCCGCGGCGCAGCCGTTTGCCGCCTATGGTGGCGTCGACATAGGTCGGCCCCGTCACAGGGCTTGCCCTATTGAAGCCCTCAAGGCCTTTG